CACCGTAAACAATGTAAACACCCCCATGTTTATATACTTCAAACCAGCCCAAAGGTGTTTACACCTGTTTACATTGTTTACGTTTCTGGGAGAAAAACGCCTATATTGAACTCGCTGCTCCCTTTGGTTTTCAGTAAATGGTGTAATTAAGTGTGCTCATTGCATTGATCTCTCGCCCTTGGTACAACTTGTTTATGGGAAACAACGAGGGCAACATGACTTCTGCTAAGAAAAAGATTGAAGAAGAACACGGACGTACCCTGACTAATAGGCAAATGACCTTCTCTAGGCACATCGTTGAGGGGATTTACTCCAATGCTGAGTGCGCTCGTAAAGCTGGATACTCACATGAGGTAGCCAACAACCAAGCATCCAAGCTATTAAATGGCAGGGAATACCCTCACGTTCTGGAATACATCCAAGACCTAAGAACAGAACGAGAGAGGCGCTACGGGGTCACTACGATAGGCCAGCTACAAAGACTGCACCAGTTGAGCAGTGGCGCTGAAGAAGCGGGGCAGTTTTCTGCGGCAATCAACGCCGAGAAGATCCGTGCCGCCTTGGGTGGTTTAACTGTTGATCGAAGAGAGCAAGTCAACACCATCGATCAACTGTCTAGGGATGAAATTGTTGGGCGATTGGCTGACCTTCAAAAGAAATACCCGCAAGCATTTGTGATTGATGCGGAATATAAGGACGTGACAGATGAGCAAGGGACCGGAAGCAAACTTTTGGAACTCGATAAGGTTAAAACTACCAAAAAAGTGCTTCGCAACAAGGATTGAGAACAAGCACGGAGGCGGTGTGCCTGATGTTCACGCTGTTTGGGACGGGTTGCCCTTTTGGTTTGAACTCAAGGTGACTAAATCCAACGCACTTTCCATCTCGCCTCATCAAATTGCGTGGCATATGGCATATTGCGCCCGAGGTGGGGCAAGTTTCTTCTTAGTAAAGAGGTCCACGACCCGTGAGGTACTTTTATTTGGGGGTGAAAACGGTGCCGCTTTGGCTGATGGCGGGTGTTCCGTGGTCCAAGGGCAGGTATTCAAGGATGTTGGGTCGATGTTCTGCGCCCTGCGCCCTTTATTGGTGGATAAAATGTCCTGCGCCCTGCGCCCTGCGCCCTTGCCTTGATTGTTCTGCGCCCTGCGCTTTTTATTATCTTGCCTGCATGGGCAAAAGAAAAGGGGACCGAGAGCCGTGGCCCTTGGTCCCCTCGATTGGTTAGTGTTGCACGATTGCGATTGACTTGGAAGACTTGACCGAGGTCCCGCCACATAATTTGCAGGCATTGCACTGGACCCGCTGCCCTGCCTCTTTGCTGGCTGGGCATAGGATCTCTTTGCCTTTGATTAACTCGCCAAGATCCGCGATAACTCTAAAGGTCCGGTTGCCTCGGTCCCATTGATCGAGCGCTTGCGCTTCGTTGTCCGCGCTTTGCATCGCGATATCTGGACGGAATCCGGATTGGTGGCTGTATGCCAGGTGTGATTCACACCGGCGAATCAATTGGTCCCATATCCAGGACGGGACCGCCGCTGGGTCGCCATATGTTCCGAGACGGACAACGCGCCCTGCGCCTAAGTCAACGCGGTCCGCGACGTTATCCGCTGCCGGATATACGCCGCGCTTGTATGATTTATAAACGATAGTTGGACCTTGACCCAAGTTAACGTAGCACTCCCGCTTGACCGCTTGCTTGCGTAATGGCTCCGTTGTTGGCGTCCCGCGAAATTTGCAGTCGCCACATATTGAAAAGTCTGCGCCCGTTTTACTTGCATCGAGCGGAGAAATATCCGAGCGGATAATGTAAGTCTGTAATACCTTGCCTGTTTTGGTGTTCCGGTCGCTATACGTTGCAATTGCAACGATTGGCTTACCATCCAAGAGACTAGGTCCGTTGTATATGATACCGTTTTTCATGTTGTTTCTTTCTTTGCTGTTGAATGTTTAAATACTAGCAGATTGTGCAGGCAATACAAGTTTTACTTTAACCTTGCGCCCTTGCCCTGCGCCCTGCGCCCTTTCTATTTTAACCTTGCGCCCTGCGCCCTGCTCTTTTTTTATAGGCTCGCCCTGGCGTTGGGCCGGTACGCAAAAAGCCCAGGCGCGTTAACGCCTGGGCTTAAAGTAAAAGAGGGGCCGAAGCCCCTCGATCTATGCATCCTCCTTTGTTGTTTCTTTGGTTACTTTGTACTCGATCACGTCGTCAAAACGATTGGCAGTACTTACCCCGCAATTTTCTAATCGATCTGCTGCACTCCGGATAGCCGAGCGGATATCTCTGTGGAGTTTTGTCTCGGTCGACCACCTCGTCAACTCTCCACCGTGATCAGTTAAAAATTTATCTAAGACAATCAAGTCTCCCAACGACACGGTCATATCGACCACGATGTTGCTTTCAAGTACAAATTTAACTTTCATTGTTCTTTCCTTTTCTAATTGAGAACATCTATTTGATACCACGCTATCAACAAGGGGTCAACAAGTTTTATCAACACCAGGGGGTAAAAGTTTATTGCCCTGCGCCCTTGACATTTTTTTACGAGCGAAGCGAGTAACTAATTTGCCCTGCGCCCTTGACATTTTTTGCGAGCGAAGCGAGCAGCAGAGTTTAGTTAAATAGGATACGGGCCCTGGATCCAGGGCCCGACACCAATTGAACTAGACGCTATACTCGTCGCGCCATTGTGGATCCGCGTCCACAAGCTGGCCGTGTTGCGTGATCTCTCGAGCGTAGGTGTCACCCATCTCATAACCACCACCGTGCATCATGGGCGAGGTGGCAGCAACAAGCCACCGAGCGTATGGATCCTTGGCTTCCGAGCTCGAGTGCTTGTAAGTTTTAAGAACCTTCCATACCCAGCCCTGGCTGTTGGCATACGTTGCGTATGGTGTATCTTGTGCACGGGTTTTTCCGAATGAATTTTTAGGCATTGTGTATTCCTTATGTTTGATTGAAGTAGTGTCTCGATTGTACATCATATACAACCGAGACACAAGTTTTTATCCAATGATACCTTTGATTAGTAATATGCATACAACGCCGCATATCGCAAAATAGGCTATTCCGATTATAAGATCTTGGTTCATCGTCTACCCGCCTCCTTCTCTTTCTTTATCACGTCTCCCAGTGTCATGGTGGGTGGCTTGGTATTACTTATAGAACAAGCAAGGTTCCATGCCATGCCTGCTGCCGTTACTAGATGGGCTCGATCCTCTGGATTGTGAGAGTTAATCCAAGTCATAACGTCTTCCCAGCTTTCGGGCGTGTTAAATAATCCAATTGGTTCTATATACATAATGTTTCTTTCTCTGTTGAACTGCATTATCGCAGTGGAATGGTGCCCCATGGTGGGGCACCTAACCACTAGGATACTAGATCCAAGCAAACTTAGTTGGTAGTTTTCCCTTTCTCTTAACTCTATCGAATTCCTCTTGGCCGTATTCTTTGATAAACATGGCACCCGTTGGCGCAAGGTCCGATGCTTTCGCACCCGTTGGAATAATGTGAGCGTATCCAAAGGTAACCGCATTGGCCTTTAACTTTGCAATTGCTTCGGTTGTATTCTTGGCAACCTCTTCCAATGTTGCCAAGTCACGTTGCATTTCTTCCTGCTGCTCTTGGGCGTGGGTCTCATTGTCCGCTTTTAAGATGTCGATGTCGGTGCCATCGAATGGTAGCCTATCGGTTGCAGTCTCAAGAACTTCAAAAAAACTATCGATACTCTTTGAATTTGATTTAGACATTTTGTTTCTTTCTTTAGTTAAGGGAAACCCGATTGTTTCCATAACTTAGTTATGAACTGAATGAATGCAGAACACAACCCCTCAACAAGTTATTAATTACCAAGTGACGCTACGTCACTTCGCCGCCTTTGGGGGTTACTGCGCCCAATCCCCTCGCGCCATATGGCGCAGGCATCGACCCCTTCCCCCCCTTTTTGGGGGGACTACTAATGCTATAGGTCTTATATAGTTGGTCAGATAAATTCATTCGCCCCTAATTCCATTGCACTTGTGCGTAGAGAACAAGTACCATG